GCAGCAGCGGAACAACGGTGGTAATCCTCTGCGCACCAATCAGCATAACGCCAACCTTCGTGGAGTTTTTCTTGTCCACCGGCTTGCCGATGGCGTTCATAATTTCCTCGTCAGAAACGAGATTCACAATGTGCGGGGTGATCTCGCACAACACGTCCAGGCACTCATCCGTGCCAAGTTGCGATAATTTTCTCATGCTTAGCCTCCTACTGCGTAGCGGATTCGGCCTCTCCGGCCTTTACGTAAATCTCGAAAGGCGGTGTATCCTGTGCCGTAATGGAATAATGGCCGGTAAACTCGAATGCGAACTGGCCTTTGCTCTTGTCACCGGTTTTCAGCTGGAAACCGCCGGTAGAAAGGCCGTTCAGCATATGGATGGCCAGATAGCCGCCCTTTTTCGCTCCGTTTTTGTCGGAGTAGTCGGCCACAAGCCAGATGTCCTTGAAATCCTCGGTGGCAATATCGTTTCTGGGCGTGATTTTCCCGACGGCTTCATCAGCGGCGGCTACCATCGTTTTTGCGTTAGTGGCATTCATGGATGCAAAAGTGCCGCTAAGCTTCACCTCCCAGCCTTCCAGCCGTTTCAACTCCTTTGTGTTCTTGGGGCAGTTATCAATATCCTCGCCGAAATCAGAGAAGCTGGGCGTTGCCGCGAAGGTCAAGCCGCCGCTGGTAGCGCCTATGATATCGGCATTGTCATACTCCGCCGTATCGGGCGAAAAGGCTGAAAGCAGAACACCGGCATTCAGCACAAGCTCCTTAAAGGTATCCTGCGGAATCTGTGTAAATTTCATTGATTTCCTCCTATATGGTATTGAAAATTGCGGCAACGTTCAGTTGCCGCAATTTGATGGATTGATCTGATTCAAATGTGGAATTGATGCACCACGGCTCACCGCGCATAAGCCAAACTGTGCCGGTATCACAAGGCAGCTGAATGCCTCCACGTCCTATCGTGCGGGAAATTTCCTCTGCCTTGGCGTTCGGCTCTGCCTCTTTCTCCGTGTGATACCACAGCTTTACCGTCAGCGAGTTCGCCATATCGCCCCACCCGCCGACGGAGACCGAATAGGTGAGGTAAGGCATTACGGTATCGCTCGGTACCGCTGTATCCGGATACGCGGGGAGATTAAAGCCGGAAAAAAACTTGTAGAGCGCTTCTGTTGCCGTCATTTTGTCAGCTCCCATTTCTCGGCGGTGACTTGGCACATATCCAAAGTGCCGACCGTAGGCGCATGCTTATCGCTCCCGTTGCTCGTCACCCGGAAAATTGCGCCATCGGAAAGCCGCTTGAATACATCATGGAAAGAAAGCGGATTCGCGCGGCGGGTGGTAATGGTGTACACACTGGTAACGCCCTCCTTCTCCGCGATTCTGGATTGCATGGAGGTATCCAGAATAATAGCCGCGTCGAACTCCGCGCCCTGTGCCCATTCCGTTGCCCAGCCGCCCTCCCCATCCGGGGTGCGCTTCTTTTCCATCAGTACGCACGTGTTATTCAGGTAGTAGTCAAGCAAGCTCATATCTTCCTCCATATCCGCAAGCGCGGCGCAAACACCGTTTTCCAGCTCGTGCTTTCTCCGGAGCCGGGCGAACCGCTTGCCTTTGTGTACGAGTAGCCCCCGAAAGATTCGCTTTGATACGGGCTTTGTACGGCCTCAGCGTTCTTCTCCTGCCACGCATTGATTTCATCCAGCATCGCCAGCACCTCCGGCGGTACGCAGATTTCAGTAACGATTCCGGTATAAGTTTCGTTCCGCAAATCAGCATCACCGTACACGTGAATCCCGTTATTCCTCCGGCTTCCTTCGATCAGGTAGTAATCGCCTGTTTCAAGGCCGGGAATAACGATCCGGTTCCCGGTGATTTCCGCCCCGGTAAACTGCCAGTGCAAGCCGGGGAAGAAATTACGCAGGTACACAAGCAGCTCATACAGGCTTACCGCATGTCCCATGTGATTCCCTCCTTTACCGGCTCTTTACAACGGCCAGAATGTCCGCTTTGTTCATTGCGGCGCTGACCCCGGAGATACCGTGGACTTTGGCGTACTCCAAAAGCTGCGCTTTCGTCATTCCGTCAAAATCCACGGTTTCCGGTGCGGTTTTGTCAGCTGTCAGAGCCGCCTTTAACCCCCCGCCGGGGTAACAGTGGCAACGGCGATGCCGTCCAGGTACTCCGCCCACAGTTTCATGCCCATGATGGCGTACATATCGCCGGTAGCCCGGGAGTAGTCGCCCTCGACATGTACGCCGATCAGGTTCGTTTCGCCCTTCACGGTGTAATTCAGCCCCAGCTTGGCAAAGTCGCTGTCGCTCGGGTCAACGTAGTACAGATCGATGTTCTCAACGGGGGTTGCAATCACCTTACCGGCGGCTACGTACTTGTCAGGCAGGAGGAAAAGGGTGCTGTAGCCCAGGAAGTTCTGGACATAGGTAAGGCCAAACATGGTCTGGGTGGTAATCTCCTTATCGCCCAGGTAGTCGTAGAAATCCATGATGTTGGCAAAACCAACGACCTCGGTCACGTCCTTGTCCATGCCCATGAACTTCGCAAGCACCTTGCCCTTTGCCTGTGCGAGCGCCAACTGCCAGGTCTTGGGGGTCAGTGCCAGAGAGCCGGTAGCCAGGAAAGTGTAGAAGTCACCCAAAACCTTGTTTTGCAGGGCAACCAGGAAAGCGTCGTCCGTCTTTTCTACGGCGACCTCTGCGCCGTATTTGGCCACGCTCTCGATGGTAACGCTCTTTGCGTACTTGGCCACTTCGATATCGCCATAGGTGACGGGAGAAACCTTCATCTTGGTGAAGGGGATCTCGTCGCCTTCCGCTACGGTGGCACCGCCCTGCAAATCGCCGTCTACCTCTGCCTTGTAGGATACCAGTTTCGTGCCGGGGGCCTTGCGGATAGGCCGCATAATGCCCAGAATGGTGCGCAGTGCGTCCCAGTTATCGTTGAACCGGGTTACAAAGTCCACCTCTCGCGCGGACGTGGTGAACTGTGTGGAAATCGTTACGTTTTCTTTTGCTGCCATTTGTACAGCTCCTTTCAAAAAAGTTATTTGTTTTCGCTTGCCATGCTTTCAGCAAGCGCGGCCTGTCTCTCAGCAGTGGACAAAAGATACCGTCCTTTATCGTCCTTTTTGTAGATTTCGGCGCGGCTCTTTGCGCCACCAGAGGTGTCAGGCGGGGTCTGTGTTTGGGTGCCGGTGGTGGTAGTCTTGCCGATCAAGCCCTTGTAATCGCCGGAAAGCAGCCCATCCAGTGCGGCGGTATCTTTGATACTTTCGCCGTCCAGTTTCAGGCCATCAATTTCAGCTTTGGCTCCACGGATAACCAGCCCCATGCTCTCGGCGGGAATGCCCTTGCTCTGGAAGTACGCCCGTGCTGCCTTTTCCTTGGCGGCGGCGCTCTCCTTAGCGGCAACTCCGTCTTTGAAATCCTGAAAATCCTTCTTTTCCTTCTCGTACTTGGCCTTGTAGCCGCCGTCAGCGTCTTCCTTTTTCAGATCATCCAATTCCTTTTGAATGCCAGGAAGTTTCTCAGCGTCGGCCTTGTACCTCCCGATATCGGCTTTCAGGCCGTCCACGGTATCGGTGTGTGCTTCGATGATGGTGTCCACCTGTTCGTCGGTAAGCCCCATCCCCTTCAAAAGTTTGCGAGTTAATGCCATTGTTTCAGTCTTCCTTTCTTCGCCCCAATTCTTCGGGGACGACTGTGATATAAAAGCCGCTATACTTCGCGGGTTTTACCGAAATAAACAAAAAAGGAGCCGAACAGCACGCAAAATATACGTGCTGTTCGGCTCCAATTGCCCATTCCTGCGCCCAATTACGCAGGAGAAGAATATTTGATTGTTTTCTTTACTTCGAGGACTATGTAGCCGTCGCCCTTGCGCCGTATCTCCACATCGTTCCCACGCTTTATGATAGCCTCTATGGCCTTTATGATTTCGTCATTATTCATTTATTGCCCCTCAAATCGCGTCAGCGTTTTTGAACGCTTCCATAAGTTTTGGAAACTGGATAGCGAAAAAATCTACCATTTCCTCGTTCTGTGCCCATTCGGAGTTTTCCGCAAGGCCACTTTCGAATAGGAATGCGTGAATGATCTCATGCCGCTTGTTCTTTCTAATCTGAACTTGTAAGTTTTTCTTACAAGTTTGGTCGCCGATGTGCTTACTATAGCTATCCACAACCAGTTCTTTGCTGGTTTCGTCGCAAAATCCATCGCATCCCGCCAGCCGTGAATCTTCATCTTCGCCACAAACGGAAAGCGTGTATTCAGCTCCAAGCACATTTATTTTTCTGGTATCCACGCCCTGTCAATCTCCTTTGCTGAGTTCGTCTTTCAGAATATTCTTGTACGTTCCCTGATGATCGGCGATTGACGGCTTAATAAACGGGTGCGCCCGGTTACCAGCTGTCCAATGCCAGATTCCCTGCGCGTCCTGGTATTTCCACGGAGTGGGACGGCCTCCGCCTCCCTCGGCGTATTTGCCCGTTCCCATTTCCTGGTAAATGGCGTATTCGGTCGGCGTTCCAACAATGGCTTTCTTCCCATCCTCCACGGTATGTGTAATGCTGTTGCGCAAATTCCCAGTATCAACGGGGCATAAATCCTTTGCGTATTCAACGGCTTTTTCACCGCACCGAAATAAGCCGCGCTCACACGCTTCACCAAGTGCGCGGAGTATTTCGTCAGAGTTATCCACAAAGGTAATGCTCATTTCCCCCTCCTTTTCTGCTTCTTCCAGAGCCGGTCTTGTGCGGTTCGTGGCGGCGCATACGCATAATCCACCACAAGCAGGGGTTCCAGCCCGCTTCTTTTTTATCCGGTTGGAAGATTTTGGCATAGAAAAAGCACCATGCAATTTTGCACAGTGCTTTCAGCCCTTGCCATATTCTAATTACAAAGCTTTTCTATCTCTTCCCTCTTGCAGTCCAATAGTTCGTTGTTTTTGTCCAGTTCTACAAGGTAGAAAATGCCACCAGTATCACGAACATCGACGACAATTCCTGTGTCGCCTGTCTTGAGGACTTTTACATGGTCGTATTCTTTAATCATGCTTCCCCACCTCGATTCTTTCTAAAACTGGTTACAATTCTCGGTTTGCTATCCGGCGTATCTTGTATCCACCCCGTAACAAAAGACCGCTTCTTTGTAACTCCCAACTCCATGTAGATGTTAAATTGAGTTGCTCCGCCGCCCAATTCCTTGAACTCCACAGCTTTGCTCATATCAAACTGCCTTGCCATATCGTATCGCAGCTTAAGCGGATTATCTGCTGTGTAGCCAACATCGAAGAACTGGTCGGCGTGCTTTGCCCCATCTTTCAGGAAATATCCCGTGTATTTCTTCGGAGTAGTTATACACTCAGCATTCTTTACAACATCGGTCTGCCGTTTCGTTGTTTTGAGCGTCTCCCACCCATCAATATCATTATACTTCAAATCTTGGAATTTTGCAAACGTTTTCGGGGCTTTATTTCCCAAAACATTTACAAAATCAGCATATTGCCGTTGGTCGGCCTGGTAGTTCTTCCCAGCCTTTACCATGCCCGCCCATTTTTCCGGAGGATACTGCGCTTTCTTTTCGTCGTACCATTCTTTGTACGATTTTTTCTTTACAAGCTCATATTCCCCGGTTTCGGGATTCTTCACGCGCATCATGTGGCGTTCCGCTTCCAGATTGTCGTCCGTGGCATTCACCACCGTGCAGCGGCAATTATACAGCTCATGCCCCGGCGCTCCCAACGAGCCATCACCAGGGAACATCATCTTATAGCCGCCGACATCGAACGGTTGATCGTAGTCCACAATCTGATTGTCTGCCATACCGTGATCGTGGCGGGTGCGCAAATCCTTTGTGGCTACCCACTTTTTCTTGGATTTAATGCCCCACATTTCGTCAGCGGCGGCGTAGCTGTCCATTCTCCCGGCATTCTGCGCGGCGGTAACTGCCGTTCTTGCCGCTCGAATGGCGCTTACACGGCTCATTGTGACGATTCTGGACTGCAAATCATCGGATATCTGCTTGATGCTTCTGCCTTGCAAAATGGAGCCTGTAACGCTTGCTGTAATCTGCTGCTTTCCAAAAGCCAAATCAATGCCCCGCTTTATCGCCAGCCTTTCGGGGTAGTATGGCATTACGTCCGGCTGCTCCACAATTAAGCGCTTTACGGTCTGCTCGTCAAAAAGCGTAAAATCTGCACTTGGGTGAACGCTCTCAATGGTATAGGCGGTGTAATTCCGATTCAGTGAGTAGATTCCAGGCGTAGCGTCGTTCACATAGGCAAGCGCCACCTCTTTTGCTTCCGTCGCACGTTCTGCCAGCTTGTCCCGAAGCGCTTCCAACCGCGCCCCGCGCCCCATCTGGTTCAGCCGCCATTGTTGGTAGTCCTTTTCAGTCCACTCCTTACCGTTGCGCTTCTGGCCTATCAAGTCCTGCATCTTCTTATCCTGATCGGCGAAATGCTTGAAAAAAGCATCTATTTCCTCTTGCAGATCTTTAGCCGCCTTAGAATATACGGAGTTAATGCGGCGTTCCAAGTCGGCAAGTGCCCTATCGGTTCCTCTATCGGCTTCATTCGGTCTGGCCATCCTCATCACCGCCGTAAACCGTATTTATGTCAGCGTCCGCTTTCCTTTTCAGGATTTCCGGCACTTCCTCCGGCAAAAGAAACGGGAGGTGTTTTAGAACCGTTTCTTCATCAAGGAACGCAGCCGCCGAAAGCACCATATTTGTTTCCTCGGTGCGATTTATTACCTTGTTCCACGTAAATTCCGGCTGTGGATTGCCGATGCCAGCAACAGCGCAAATCTGCCGAATGAAATCTATCAAGAAATACTCGAAATCGGCACATTTGTTGTCCTGTGGCTGATACGCCGCCGAAATCTCTGTAGCCGTTTTCTCAGCGCCCGCCAGAGCCGTCACATCAAGCATCTGGGCATCTTCGTACAGGTCGCGGCGTAAAATATCCAGCATGGTTTTTCGGGCTTCCACGGGAACGTCAAGGGTGTGAGCTTCTGCTGCCGTTCCAGCGGAACTATCTACCACATTCGCCTTTACGCTCTTCATTCTCTGGATGAACTGTGCCAAATCCGTATCGTCCATAGCGCCGGTATTGTGCAGAATCCAGTAAATTCCGCTCGTATCGTCAATTTGGTTGGCGAACCCGGATTTGATAAAATCATAGCAGTCGATGGAGCCGCGCAACCCAACGAGTTCGCTTTCGTGGGTATCATTTCCATACAGTACCGCAATAGGAAGGCGGGTATAGTTCTCGTCGCACACATCCACAACGCCCAGATCGTTCCTCAGCTCCTTGTGGATATATGCGCGTTTCTCGGCCATGGGCTGCGCGTCATCGCTTCCCTCCGCGCTCCATTCGCTCACGCCGTCCAACTCGTAAAGCGTAGCCCGGAAAACAGTTTTTCGGCCAGTCTCTCGGAACCAGTACCGAATACCGGCCATCAACTCCGACGTTTTTTCGTCCAGCAGTGGGACAAATCCCGGATTTCCGGGAGTATCGGCGAATGAAAACACTTCCAGATGATCGAGATTCCAATAGCCGTAGGAAACGCCCTGCGCCAGTGCCAATTTTGCCGCCGTTTGCAGTTTATTGTCGAAGTCCGCGCCCAGCTTTTCCTTTTCGTCCATGCTTACGCCATTGGCGCAAATATAGCCCACTTCCTGCGTCACAAGCCGCCGAAACGTTAGCGTTTTAAGCCGGTAGTCGCTGCTCCAAATATCAGGAGTTTTGTTCCCGGATAAGGTGAAAAGGAACTTCTGGAATTTCTCAATGGTGATATTGTGCTTATTATAGTACGCCATACCGTCAGCGGCGTCTTTGTACGCCTTGCTGCTCTGGTGCTCCCGCACTGCATCACGTATGAATTTCCCAGTAGTTCCCTTTGCAATGGCTTCTTCCAAATCTTGATAAATTTTCATGAATTTTCTCCAATAGCAGAAATCTCGCAAAATCACAACAGCAACGCAGCGGCGGGTGAAATCTTGTTTTTCTTCTCCACTTTGTATTTCATAATGGTGTTGCAAAAGTACCTGATATCATCCATAGCGTGATCGTTATCTTTCACTACCGCGTCCTCCGTTTTCTTATCGTCCCACCGGTATAGCCCGAACTCCCGAATGGCATCCGTGCAGCACCGGTGAATTTTTATATTCCCGTTCTTGAGATATACCGCCGTGCGCCGAATGCCGTCAAGAACGGCGTTGTCTGCCTGCTGGACGCGGAATTTTCGGCGTTTCAGGGCGGTAATGAAAGAAGCCGCCGAAGGGTCAATAACCGCCCTCTTGATTTCGTAGCCGTCCGTCAGGCTCTCCACAGCGTCGCAATATTCATCGTCAGTTTGCTGCCTGCATTCGGCTCTGCCATCGTAGTAATATTCTTTGATTCTTACCGCATTATTACCATTCACAGCCCATAATCCGCATGAAAACGGATTCAGGGTGCCGTAGTCGATGCTTATGTAATAATCCGCGAATTCCGGCACTTCATCCGTGATATTCGCTTCGGAAAAATCGTATATAAGCCCCTCTGCCAGCGTCCATTGCCCCAAAATGTACCTATCATAGAACACCGTTCCGGCATATTCTTTTTTCAGATTTTCAACAAAAGCCGGGGGTAAAAATGGATTATCGTCTATTGTGTATTCTTGGCTGAAAATATCGGCATCACTATCAAGGAATCTCTTTAGCCAGTGGTTGGGATACTGTGGATTGTATGTGCCATCGAAGCAGGAATACTCCTTATCAAGCCGGCTTTTCAGGAGGGCAAAAACTTCCTCCGACCAGTCCGCGACCTCGTCGCCGTAGCAATACTTGATAGACGCGCCGCGAATCTTCGATACCTGAGACACTTTTTCCGCGCCAAGGCAATAACACTTCTCGCCAAAAATCCATGCTGTATTATCGCTGGAAATCGCCCCAACAAGTTT